CGATCATCGACCAAGCGCTCGGCGACGCCCGCTATCTGCAGTTGGTGCAAGGCGGCGCCGTTACCGGCCCGCTGACGCTGTGGAACAACCCGACCATCGACCAAGACGCGGTGACGAAGGGCTATGTCGATGCGCGCTCTAGCCCGCGCGCGCCGCTCGTCGTCTACGACATCCCGAACAACGTCACGATCGAGGCGGATGGTCTGTGGCACGACCTCGCCTCGGTGCCGATCACGCTCCCGCCGCGCAGCGGCCTGTCGATGATCATGATCAGCGTCAACTGCAATTTGAACGGGATCGACAACGTCGGCTGCGTCGCCGCGCGCCTTGGCATCGCGCAGGGCTTGGGGAGCCGAGAGCAGCGCATCTTCGCCTTCGGCGCCGGCGCAACGAGCACCGGCGTTGCGTTCAATTTGTTTTACGACGCCAACAGCGGCGCCGGCAATGTGCCGGTTCAATTGCGCTTCATCCAGGTCGGCGGCCCGCCGGCGCCTCCGCCGTTCACGGTGCTGGGCGGCGGCTCGGGCGTGGCCGCGCGCTCGCAAATCGCCATCGTCGATCTCGGACCGCAAAACTAGAGGAGCCGTCGTCATGCCGATGGAGCCGAACGCCGGCGAAAGCCAAAGCGATTTCATGAGCCGCTGCGTTCCCGAAATGATGGGAACGGGACCGGACGCCCGCGACCAGGAGCAGGCGGTCGCGATCTGCCTCGACATTTGGCGCGTGACGCATCCCGAGAACGCCACTCGAGGCGGGCGCCGCTCGCGCCGGCAAGCGCCATCGCCCGATGAGGACGAGAGCCGCGACGATTTCATGGATCGCTGCATGACCTCGTTGCTGTCCGAGAATCCCAACATGGACGACGACGACGCCCGGCAGATGTGCGAGGTCGCCTGGGGCAACGGCGCCGCGTTCTCGCCGGCGATCGTCAAGTCGACGACCGCCCCGGTGCACGATTTCGAGTTCACCTTGAGCGACGAGACGGTCGACCGCTACGGCGACATCGTCTCGGCCGACGGCTGGGAGCTTGAAGCATTCAAGAAAAACCCCGTCGCCCTGTTCGGCCATGACCACGATTTCCCGATCGGCAAATGGACGGACCTCCACGTCAACAGCCAGGACAAGGCGCTGCGCGGCAAGCTCGACATTCCCAAAGGGGTGTCGGCCCGCATCGACGAAATCCGCCGGCTGGTCGACGCCGGCTATCTGAAAGCCGTCTCGGTCGGCTTCCGCGCCCTCGCCCGGCCGAAGCCGATAAAGGACGAGGCCGGCGACGACACCGGCGGCCTCCGCTTCGTCAAGCATGAGCTTCTCGAATGTTCGGTGGTGCCGGTCCCGGCCAATCCGAACGCCTTGGCGATCGCCAAGGCCCTGCGCATTTCGCCCGACACTCTCAAGCTGGTGTTCGCCGAGTCCGGCGATCGACGCCAGCTCGTGACGCGTCGGGCATTCACCGGCGAGTCCGCCCGAACTCCTCCCACGACAAGGCATAAACCCATGCCACTCGACACCTTCGATCAACGCATTGAGGACGAGCAGAACTTGCTCAACGATCTGCGCGACGAGCAGACCGAACACCTGCGCACCGTCGACGACCGCAATCCGACCGACGCCGACGACGCGCGGACGATGGAGCTTGCCCGCGACATCGCCCGGCATGAACGCCATCTGGCGACCCTGAAGGCGGCGCAAATGTCGCTTGCGCCTGGCGGCGTGATCGAGCCGCCCGAGGACGGCGGCGAACAGCCGCCGGCGCGCGGACGCGCCGTGGTCATCGCACCGCCGAGAGGCCGAAGCGCCGCGGTCATGGCGTCGAGCCAGATCGCCATCCGGCGCGCCGATGGCTCGATCAAATACCGCTCGCCGCGGGCCGCGGTGATCACGCGCCGCAAAGAGTTGGACGCGCTCGACTACATCGTCCGGAACGGCGTGATCATGCTCTACGCCCACCGCTTGCGGAAATCGGTCGACGACGTTCGCAAGCATCTCTACGGCGACGACGAGATGACGAAGGCGGCCTTCGACTTCATTCAGAAGGCGGCGACCGCCCCGGCGATGACGACCGTCGACGGCTGGGCGGCGGAGTTGGTGACGCAGATCCAGGGCGACTTCATGTCGCCCTTCGTCTCGACCGCCATCTTTCCCCAACTTCGGGCGAGGGGCCTCTCGCTCGACTTCGGCCGAGCCGGGCGCATCGCCATCCCGACCCGGCAGCGCGGACCGAACACCGTCGCCGGCGCGTTCATCGGCGAGGGCCAGCCGATCCCGGTCAAGCAGGGCATGTTCCTGAGCCAGATCATCACTCCCAAGAAATTGGGCGTGATCACGGTGATGACGCGAGAAATCGAGGATCACTCCATCCCGGCGATCGAGGCGCTGCTCCGCGACGCGATCTCCGAGGATACCGGCGAGTCGATCGATTCGATCCTGCTCGACGGCAACCCGGCTGACGAGGTCCGACCGCCCGGAATTCTCAATAACATCCCCAACACCCCGCCGACCGCCTCGACCGGCGATTGGACGGTGGCGTTCAATCGGATGGTGATGGACATTCGGAAGATTCGCGCGGTGCTGATCGGCGACACCCACGACAACATCCGCGCGCCGTGCTGGATCATGAATCCGATCCGAGCGGACGCGATCGCGCTGACGCCGGCGCCTGGGACCGGGCTGTTCCCGTTCCGAGACGAAATCCGCGCCGGCTCGCTGGAAGGATGGCCGCTGTTCGAGTCGACCATCGTCAACCAGGGCTCGATCATCGCGGTCGACGCGGCGGACTTCGTCACCGCCGGCGCCGGGGCGCCGATGTTCGAGGTCAGTGATCAAGCGACCTTGCACATGGACAACGTGCCGGGTCCGATCACCGGGCCGCAACCGCCGACCGGCACCCCCGGAACGGCCACCCCGGTCCGGTCGCTGTGGCAGACCGACAGCTTCGCGCTTCGGCTGCTCTATCGGCTGAACTGGATGCTCCGCCGGCCGATCGTCGCCCAGATGAACGGCATCGCGTGGTGAGAAAAGGCCGCCGCTTCGGCGGCGGCTCCTCGCCTTTAAGCGCAGGAGGATCACATGGACGACGATGCTCTATTGGCCGCGGCGAAGGCCTATCGCGATGAGGCGGAAGAACGCCGGCTGCGGCAGATCGGCGAATTCGAGACGACCCTTCCGACGCCGAACGTCGACGAGTGCGACCGCGCCGCGCTCGGCGAAATCGTGCTGATCAAACAATGGGACCTGGCGCCGATCGATCCGCAGTCGTTCGACCCGTTCGAGCCGCCCGGCAGGCCGGAAGCTCCGGTGGCGCCGCCTGAGCCGACTGCGGCGCCGGTCATCACGGCCCTAACCGATCTCGTTGTCGGTTCGCAGTTGGTGTCCACGACCGGCTCGTGGACCGGCTCGCCCACCTATGCGCGGCAATGGCGGCGAGGAGCGACCAACATCGGCGGCGGGACCGGAACCGGTCACGTCCTGGTCGCCGCTGACGTGGGCCAGATGATCACGTGCAACGTGACGGCGACCAACGCCGGCGGATCGGTCACCGCGACCAGCAACGCGCTCGGCCCGATCACTGCGACCGGCAGCGACCCTGAAGATGACGGCGAGACGGTTCATCCGACGGGCCGACGCAAGCGATGAAGGAAGACGCCAATGAACCTCGCCGAATTCAGGACCGAACTCGACAAGCTCATCAAGAAGTTTTCACTCGGTGGCGTATCCGCCGAGGACCTAGCCGATGAACTCCTCGCCGCTGCCGCCGACTTGAGGAAGGGAGAGGCTGGCGCCGACGAGAAGGAAGGCGACTGAGCAAAAAAAGGAGAAGTGAAATGGTCGACGAACCGAGAGTGGATGACGACCGGGAGCAGGCCGCGCGCGACAAGCTCGCCAGGGGCGCCGAGGCGCGCGAGAAGGCGGAAGCCGAGATGGCCAAGCGCGGCAACTGGAAGCCGACGCCGACCCAGGAGGAATGCGACCTGGTCGCCATGGGCGTGCCGGTCGACAAGGTCGGCCATGCTCCCTCCGGCGCCGGCCCGGACCCGCACTATGAGCGCTCGCGCGCCATGTGGCCGGCCCGGAAGCATGGCGAGGGCGCGCCTGATGAGGGCGAGCATACGCGCGAGATGCGGCCCGCCGAGAGGAAGCCTGGCGCAGGTTACGAGACTCGATAATCCTTCATGCTTGGCGGGCGCCTCATCGCTGCGGCGCGGGCGCTCGTCCAACGGGCGGTCGAGGGCGCCCCGCGCCCCGGTCCCTGGTACTTGCCGCTGTCCGGCGGCTGGCTCAGCGCAGAAGCGGGCCAGTTCTGGAATTGGTGGCAGATGGGCCACAACGTCGAGGCGATGGGCCGCTCGGCCATCGTCGAGGCGTGCGTCTCGGCCTATGCGCAAACGGTCGCCATGTGCCCCGGCGATCATTGGCGGGCGACGGCGCTGGGCGGGCGCGAGCGGGTCGACAATTCGGCCGCCTCGCGGCTGCTCCGGCATCCCAACGCCTACCAGAGCGTCTCGGACTTTCTGCTCAACTTAACGCGCGAGCTTTACACCGACGGCAACGCCTACGCGCTGGCGCTCAGGAATGACCGCTACGAGGCGGACGAGTTCCACATCATGAATTCGAGCCTGTCGCGGCCGCTGCTCGCGCCCGAGGGCGAGGTGTTCTACCGGCTCGCCGGCAATGACGTCATCGCCCGCCAGCTTGGCGGGACCGCAAACCAGGAATTCATGGTTCCGGCGCGCGACGTCCTGCATATCCGGCTCAACGCCCGGCGGGCTCGCGAGCCTTGGCCGCTCATCGGCGAATCGCCGCTCGCCGCGACCTACGGCGACCTGATGACGCAAAGCGCGATCCTGGCGTCGCAGTCGCAATTCTATCTCAACCAGGCGCGGCCGAGCGCGGTGCTGTCGACCGACCTGCAGCTCAACCGGGAGCAAGTCGAGGACCTCCGGCAGCGATGGAACGAGCAGTCGCAACTCTTGAAGGCCGGCGGCACCCCGATCTTGACCGCGGGCTTGAAGGTCAGCCCGTGGAACGTCTCGTCGCGCGACGCGCAAATGGCCGAGTTCCTCAAGATTTCCGAGGAGCATATCGCGCTCGCCTTCCGCATCCCGTTGCAGATCCTCGGCCTCGGCGGCGGCGCGCCCGGCGGCTCGACCGAGGTCCTCATGCAGATGTGGATCGCAACCGGGCTCGGCTTCGCGCTCGCTCACATCGAGGAGGGGCTCGGGCTGTTCTTCCGCCTCCGCGGCCAGCCTTACGAATACATCGAATTGTCGACCGACGCGCTGCTCCGCTCGGCGTTCAAAGACCGCATGGACGGTCTAACCAAGGCGGTGCAGGGCGGCATTTTCTCGCCGAACGACGCGAGAAACGCCGAAGGCCTCGATCGAGTGCCGTTCGGCGATGAACCGAGAGTCCAACAGCAAGTCGTGCCTTTGAGCGCAGCCGGCAAGATTGTCGAGCCGGCCCCAGGCCCGCCCGGCGCCCCATCCGCGCCAGCGCGCGCTCCGGAGCTTGATCCCGATGAAATCAAACACGCCATCGCAAACGCCCGACGCATCGTCGCCAATCTCCGCCGCGGCCACCTCCAGTAGCGTCAACGCGCTCGCTGAGGCGATGATCACGCAGCTATTCGCCGACCTCGCCAATGAGTTCGAGCAGAAATTCAAGACGCTGGCGTCCGATCTCATCGCCAAGGTCGCCGGCCTGACCGGCGACGTCCAAGGGCGCTCGATCGACATTCAGCTTGCCTGGAAGCGCGAGGCCGACCGAGAGGTCGACAAACTGAGCCGCGAGTTGCTGCGGGTCGAGGCCTTCCACCAGCCGCCGCCGGGCGAGCGCGGCGAGCGCGGCTTGCCCGGCCCGCAGGGCGAGCGCGGCTTGCCCGGCGAACCGGGTCAGACCGGCGCGGCCGGGGCCGAAGGGCCGATGGGCCCGCAAGGCGTCCAGGGCGAGCGCGGGCCGCAGGGCGCGCGCGGCGAATCGGGTCAAGCCGGCGCCCCGGGCGAGATCGGCCCGAGCGGACAGCA